GCCCCTACAAAATCCCGTAGAATTTCCTCTGGGATCTCGTCAGGGTGAATAGATATGGTAAGCACATGGCCATCCTTAGTCTGCTTGAGAGCGACCTTCTTGCCTTCAAACTGACTAGTTTCCATTACAGCCTTCCTGTTACTAGAAACTTAATACGAATCCATAATGAAACATCTTTATCTAAAGTTACTTTAGCTTTAAGATCATCAAACAACTTTTGAAGAGCCTGATTGGTTCTCATCTCAACGGCTAATGCATGCTGGGTTTCATCTAAAAGCTTTTTGTAATCAACTGGTGTTGGCGGTACCCATCCAGTACTACTTAATAACGTAGCTTTATTCTTAGAACCTGCTGGACGGCCCCGCTTTTTAGTTGCCTTTTTAACAACTATCGTTGCCTTTTTAGTTATGCCCATGGATCACGCTCCTCTGATGGTGCTGCTGATGGTACAGCTCCGGTTTTAACAAATGTATCTACAGCCAAGGACAGGAATGTGCCGCCGGTCTTGGTTGGCTTTTTCCATCCTGACAACTTCACTTCAATACCGTCTTCGTCTGTCTTAGAAAGAAGGTCTTTGATGTAAGCACGGTCAAGCTTGATGCTGCCAAAGAACTCTGGAGCCTTTTCAGACTTGCGTTGTGATGATGTAAATAATGCGCCTCTGTTTAAATAATCCATGGTATTACTCCTTTAGTAAAGATTTTTTGGTTGTGGTAAAACTGGTCATCAGTTCTGCATATAATGCAGGATCTAATTCTTTTGCTCGGTCAAACAGTGAGCGGTTAACTTTAAAGATATTGGCCACATCATCGGGCTTAGTTGCCATTTGTAACAAAGCCTCTGTGCCGACCTTTAGTCCTCCAAGCCATGCATCTGCGGTGCCTTTATCGCTAATAGGCTTTAACGTCCATTCGCCTGGTAAATCCTTCTTCCCAACCTTAACGCTATCAACTAGAGGGGTAGATTTAATTTCACCAGTAGGTAGCGGCACCGGCTTGGCTACTACTGGCTCAGGCTTTTTTGCTGGAGCCTCGTTTGGGTTAGTTACCGGTTCAATGGCGTCATGCTCCACGATTTCAAAGGCGTTAACCCACAGATAGCGACGGAGGTAGGTTTGTACTGCGCCTAGATTCTGAACGTCATGGCAGCCCTTTAAAGCAGCGCTAGACATAGGTGAGGTAAACATCACCGAAGTACCGTCCTCTGTGTCATTGATCTGCAGGAAAGCCATGTTGTGGTCAAACGATACAACACCGCATAGATTCATCTCAGCGCAAATCTTTTGAATAGCTGGCAAGAAATCACCCAATTCAAAGTACTTGTATCCAGCAAACTTGTTATGGCCAGACTTCTTTAGTTCCGTATTCTGTAGCTTGATACGGGCATCTTGTAACTTCTTATAAACACTCATCTTGATTCCTCTTTAGTTGCTACTTCAATTAACTTCTGTGTGTAATGCAGTACCTTGCGTAGATCATCAATGCCGCCCTTAGATCTCCAGCGAGAAATGTATTTCACAATGTTTCCCTCTAGGTACCCAAGGTCGTTAGCAACAATGTAATCCCATGGCTGGATTGCTTTATCTTTGTAATGCGTTCCACCAACTTGACCATCATTTGCGCTCATAGACGGGTTACCTTATGAGATGGGTGCAAAATCCACTTCTTACCCATGTCTTTAATACACTTTTTAATAGCCTCTTCATTCCTTGCCCGCATTGCCTCAACCTCTGCATCGGACATACGACCGTGATAGATAGACTCGCTTACTGGATACCAATCATTCTTTTGTTTTCCAATAAACTCACGCTCAAAAGCTTCTTTCATTTGACTAAACATTTTTATCTCCTATATCTTTTTTTTGATACTGCCATCGGCGTTTAAAAAAATAAGACCATCATCCGTTTCCACTGAAATTTCTGGATGACAATTGCATTCCTTGCCCTTGTTAAACTTGCACCAACTATCGTGGGCTATTTGTGGCATTAATAGTCCACCTTGAAGGTTTCCCTTTTCTAATGCCAACATGATTGTTGCCATGTAATTACTCATATTTAATTCTCCTCTAAGTATGTTTGATATTGCTTACAAAACTGACTAACCTGACAATAGCTTGCGCATCTTGTCCTTTCTCCTGGACGGGTCTCAATAAAGAATCCTTTGCCCGCTGCTCCCAGCGCTTCTTCAGCTTCTTCTAAACTGTTATGTAAAGATTTAGCTCTTACTGCTCCGTCTTTTTTAAGTGCGTAGACGGTTTCTTTTTCCCACATTTCTTCAGACGTACAGGGCGGTAAGACTGCTCCAGTTTCTTCTGCGAATAGGGCCTCGGAGTGTGCATGAATGCGTTCACGGATGTACGCTTCACGTCGCTCCATACTCCATAAAGGAATATCAATTGTGATAATGCTACTTGATGGGTAGTTAGCACGAGTTTGCGACTCTCGTTGACTGAAGTCTTTAATAATGGCAACGATACTAAGCTTCGTAACTGGAGTTGCTTTAAGGCGTTCAACCAACCATGCGTATACATTTAATTGCTGCTCCCATTCAGGTTTAGGATTTTGTACTGCCCAGGCACCAACCGTTTTCCAGTCAGTGATCTCAATGCCGTCTGCTGTAATTGTTTGTACATCAATCGCGCCGGAGACATGCCATCCATCAATCTCAGCATAAAGGCGTTCTTCAACCACATCATCAGGGCCAGGATGCTGCTCCAACATATTGTGGAAAGCCGTACCAAACATAGAGAACACCAAGGTAGATACATCCACCTCGATCTCGTTCTCATGCTTCTTACGTAAGATAGAAATCTTAGGGCTGTTCATCATCTCGGTAACAGATAGATGGGCTTTACCTTTTGAGTAGGAAGGCTTTTGTGCCAGGCGAACAATCGCATCAGGCAAATTAAAGTTATTAGTTATTTTCATTTTTTTTTATTACCCATTGTTTCAATTCAATTGCATTAATGATTAGGTCGTTGATCTCATCAACAGTTGACTTTTTATCCCGCGTAATCAATAGTGTTGCAATATTCTTATAGTTCTTGGCAATAGCCAATAATTTTTCTGCGTAATCAATCATTGCTTCCTCTTATCTACTGTATGCGCGACGGTTTCCGTCGTTATCATAATAATTTTTTGTGCCGCTTGGAGCTATTGTTTCATAGCCAATACGGTTACCGCTATTATCGTAAACCCCAGTATTTGAGTTGTAATTAAACTCACTGTTCTTCCAGTTAGAAGGATTGTTATCCCATTTGGTAGAACTATTGTTGTAATTAAATTCGCTGTTTTTCCAGTTGTATGAACTGTTGTCCCAGTTAGTAGTTTGAGCTGACGCCAAGCCACTAAACAGACATGCTGTTAAAAGTATTTTCCTCATTACATCCTCATGTATGTGATTAGTCCTGCTAAATAAAATAATACTGCTACTGCCTCTACTAGGAACAACGGCATATCTCTTTGGATAATTCCCGCTGCTGTCCATAGTGTACTACCAATAATACTTAGTACGATATTTAATGGATAAACATTAAAGCTTGTAAGAAAAATACCACACAAGCAAAGTATCGTACCAAGCCATTTTATCATGCACTTCTCGGCAATGTTCCTGAGAAGTTATAAGATCCAGTATGACTAAAGCTTGCCCAGGGAGCGCACCATACTTTAAATCCAGCTTCACGAGCTATTTTACAAAAATGATAATCTTCTGAAAGCAAACGGTTAGACTCTTCATCAATACTGGTTGCAAAGAATTCTTTAATAACCTTAACTTCGCGAACAGTATCTACCGCATGGTACATATCGTTAGTGTAGCTAGGAACCCTATCATTTAGCCTATCAAACACTTCTCGTTTAATCAGCATAAATCCTGTTCCGCCATTAGCAATCTCAATAGGTTCGTTGATGTTCCCTGTTGTGCTGGATATACCTGATGGAAGATTAAGAACAAATGCGCCGGTGTGCTGGCTGAGTTGGTCTGGTGGAACTCCAGCTTTTACGGCCTCAGTTACTTGTACCCAGTTGATCTCTTTCTTTGGATAGATTCCACAGATGATGTCTTTATCTGCTTGTATCATGCGGGGGATGTCTTGTGGATTAAATCCAATGTCAGCATCAATAAACATTAAATGAGTAGCATCAGACTTTATAAAATCATATGCCATGCTGTTTCTTGCACGAGTAATCAGTGACTCGTTCATCATAAATGAGTAGTACATCTGAATGCGGTTGGCGCCCATAACACCTACTGATTGCATAACTGCTGAAGCATATAGGCCAGTACACATGCCTCCGTACATAGGCGTAGCTACAAATAACTTAGCCAGCATCTGCGGTTGCTGTTGTTGCACAAACGGTGCAATTTTCTTATCATTTTTAAAGCTCATTTTGATTCCTTCTTTTGGTCAATATATTGTTTAAGTATACTTAATATGCCAGCCTCAACCAGTACGGCTAGTCCTTCTTTATCAAAATGAACTACTGCATCAGCAGATCCATCCTCATATTCTTTAGTAACTTCTAATTGGATTTCCATTAATGCTCCCTATGATAATAATGTGTTGGGTTATTTAACATTGATTGAATGGCTTGATCTACTGTATGGAACCAGGCTATATGCCAGCCGTCTTCCGTGTAGACCTTAAAGCTCACTTCTTTCTCCACGGAAGTTCTTCACCATAAGCTTTTTTCATAGCTTCGTTGCCCTCTCTAAACATGCTAAGTAATCTTTCGGGCGCTCTGTAATTAACCGTAGCCTCTCCTGTGCATCCGAAGGCAGGCAAACCTGATGCGGCAGCTTTATAGAACGGTCTGTCTGCGCCCCATTGACCGTAGAAACTATGTGCCACGTTAACCAAATAATCACGCCTAAAGCAATAGCAATTAGTATCAACAAAGTTGAGTAAATGATCGTAAAACGTCGGGTATCTACCGAGTGATTCGCAATCATCATCAAGAACATATTGTCCTCGTTCATCACATATTCTCCTCAAGCTATAGGCCCACATTAGGTCTTTAGATTTAATTTTATTAATCATGGTTTCCACATGATTTGGTTCGAACCAATTATCCTCATCTAAAAACAGGATGTAATCAGCGTTTACCATTAGTGGCATCGCCGCATAGACTCGGTGTCCATACCAACCGTTACCGCCTACGTTCTCAGGCAACACTATTGTTGTTGGAAAGTGTTCACCTTTTGCAATGTAGTTGTACTGTAATTCTGCGGTTCCCCCGTCTAAAACTAATAAATGCTCGGTTTCTATCGTTTGATTAGCAACACTTTCAATCGCTTGATTTACAGTAGATTTCCCAGTAGTTGGGGTGATTACCATTACCCGCATGTTCTTATGCACCTTTCCCCTGATTTTTGGTATACGCATCCACCCTTCATGACGTTGTCGCATGGCTCTACAGTTACCTCAGCTTTGCCACACCCAGCCAACAATAAAATCAATAATAAGTACTTAATCATATTGCGGTCACATTCTCACAAGATTTGCAGATACTGCATTTAGAAAACTTAGGCTCTTCATTCATTTCAATTAGATCTAGTAAGGGTTTACCCTGAAAGATCTCTTCATAAGTTTGAGTTAATAAATTGCCGATAATATGCTTAAGGTTGTAATCCATGCAGCAAAGCACAACATCACCATTAGGTAGCAGCACGTTTCGATCATAGAATGGGGTACTCCTACAAGTTAATGAGAAAGTATTCATTGGAGTAATGCTGATGGCTTGACCGGCTACTTGCTCAGTATCTAAACTATCTGCCCGTGTATGTCCTTGCCAGCCTGGAAGACGACCAATCATGGATTGAAGCTCTGGATGTACTAATCCTGAACTATCCATAGTCATTGCGCCCACGCCGCATGGAACATTCGTGTGTGACATTACCGCAGCAGCGTGTTGCCATTCCTCGCTATTCTTCCACCCTTTCATATTGCCATTGGCATCAGGAAGGTGAAGCATAATCACATCTACTTGGTTGGGGTGGTCTTCTAAGACCTTACAGACTCGCTCAGGATCCGTCATTCCATAAAGAGTACTGTATATGGCAATGTTAAATCCCATGAATAGAACGGTCTCTAACATCTCCGTACAGTGGGGGTTAGCCCAAGGCTCAGACATCCCTGAGAAATCAATCCTAGTGTCTTTTGGTAGCTTTGAAAGGACTGTTACCAAGTCTCTAGGTTGCATATACTTTTCACTATCGCCGTAGCTATCCCGAAGATTCTCTTGCGGGCAAAAGGTACACATCAATGGGCAGCCGATCATTGTCGTCAGCTCCATTACTGGGCCTTCAAAGTGTTTAATGCCGTACTTCTCTTTCATTTTTTTGCCTTTCCTACATAGCCATAAATTATAGATAAGGGATACCAACGTTTTACTTCCAAGATAAACCGTATTCCAAACAACTTAATTCTCATTTGTACATATCCTTTGGTAAAGGGCGGTCTGGTTTATCTAAGACATTAGGCATATCTAGTGGATGCGGAAACTCTGTGCAAAATCCTGTGGTTGGCGAGCGATCTTTGCGTAAGAAGGTTAGCTCAAATACCGTGGGCATTAGCAATCCATTAACATCAATGAATTGACAGTTATTGTTTGGATGGTTATGAACTACATAAAAGTCTTGTAATAGTTTTTCAAAGAAAGTTTGAACTACACCCCAAGCAAGAGGGTTGTTAAACCAGTTCTGTACATCGTGTATTTCAATTGCCATAATCCTAAAGTTACACAATACTTCCGATGGTGTGCTTAATATCGTTACGTATTCTGCACCCTCAATATCCATCTGAAGAATCAAGTCATCACCAGAATAGGCATTACTTAATACCCAATCCGATAGAGTCATGTAGCCCTCAGTATTGACTCCGTCTAAATACTTTTTTGTAAAGGATGCTACCTCTAATCCATTTGGCGGCCCATCTACTGATGCATCTGCAAGGTGAGACTTAATACCACGCTCAAGAAGATCTTTCTCAAAGCTGGCAGTTACATCAACGCCAGGCGAGAAACAGGCTGTAATGCCCTCTAAATCGTTTGGAATTAGATATCCGCCATCGTTGTTTCCGCCAATACGTACCAGCTCAAAGTTTGTTTTAACTGGATAAAGGGACACCAATAGATCGTTTAATTGATTCATTTATCTTGATTCTTTCTTAATGCCAATAAGATTTGTTTTAATAACTTCAGAACTTCCTCTTCAAACTGTGTCATTAAACTATGCTCCGCACAAAAGCAATTGCGTTATCAAGACTAGGCGCTTCCCAAAGGAGCGGTCTATTGTACATATCCTCATAGATCTCTTCGCTATCATCAATAGCTTGAATGGTTGTAAGAAACCAATCCATATCTTTAGTGTTCATGTAATTCAGATAAGCACCTTCATGGAAGTCGCAGTCAACCGACATGGTTCCGCTATAGATGGGTATAGTACAGCCCGCATAAGCGTCTAATAACTTCTCAGTTACATAGCCGTCATAGACTGAATTCTCAGGACATAGGCAGAACTTATAGTCCTTTAATACATCAAACTTAGATGAACGTAATGCACGGCCAAACATATTTCCATAGCCATGTACGGGTTTATACTTAGATATAGAGTTGTACAAGTTAACCCTAAGACCCTCTGGATTGCCAGCAATCATGGCGCAAAACTCCTTTTTGGATTCCCAATCAAGTCTGCGTGGCAAAGTTAATGGACCAATCTCAATAAGCGGTTCGTATCCATGATTGTGTGCATTTGCTTTGCGTGGGGCCTGAACAAAACCATCCCAAGCTAGCCGAGCGTACCAAAGTGGAAGACGCTGGTTTCTGCCACCATAAGAATCCCAATCAAAAGAAAGGGAATGATCGTAGCCTAAAAAATTTGGTCTAACATTTTCTCCAATGAATGCGAGTGTCTTTTTGGGATCAGTCTGAACATTTCCAAAAACAGAAGTAATAACAAGATCGGCACTATGAGGATCATTAGTATAAGTAATGTCCCCAAGACATGTACGAAAAAAGAAGGCAAAGAAGTCTCCATCAAACGCTCCCTCCCAAAAATTAACTACGCATAACTTTTTCATTTCTTTGCATCCTTGGTTAGCTTATGCTTAGCTATAACTGCCTCTAACTTACGAATGCATTCTTCTTGCGCACGGTTCTCGCTCATCAAGTGCGCTACTTCTGACTCTATTTCATCGCTGACTCTTGTAAGAGTATCTACTGCGCACCAGCAGGCACCGCTTTCTGCGTTATCTGTAATATTGGTAGCTACTAATTCCACTACCATTGCGGCGCTATGCACCTTGTAACCTAGTTCGCTAATCTTGTTAGCTCTCTCCCATATTGCATTCATTTGCTTCTCCTCTTGGTTTAAAAATGTAGAACAAATCGCCATTGTTCCGTTCGATAATTTTTCTTTGTTTATCTCTGTCGTCCACATAGTCTTTTAGGTAGTAAGTAATACTGTTATCAAGTTTAAAATATTCTTCTTTGCGCTTATTCATCTCTGCCTTTCATAAACAGATAGACTACATAGCAAACAAGGAATACCAACGCAGCAACAATTAGTTCAATCATCTTCTAATCTTTGTAATGTCATATTGCAGTCTCTGATTATTAAAGTAGCTAATTGCTTTACTTCTTTGGTGCAATCATCATCTGTCTTTACGTTACTACAGCCTTCTCTAATTTTTATAATGCCTTTTTTCAGCGCCTCTATTTCTAAAAACCATCTGTTAGCCATAGCCCGCACTTCTGCCAATTCAGAATCGCTAGTTCCATTACCAGCAAAGCCCATTCTCAACGCCTCTATTTCAGCTTGTTGTTGGCGTAGCATAGCAACTGCTTGTCTTGCAACAGGCTCGGTGGTTTCTAAACCACATTCTTGACACCAGCTATCGGTATCTAATGCGTCTTCCAATTTATCAGCTAGTTCATTTGCGTTCATATCAATGGGATGTCGGAATGTTTTCAATCTCACGCTCTGCAAGCATGGCATCAGCCAGCTCATAAGCCCTCTTGGCAGCTACCTCATCCCAGGTCTTACCGCTGGATAGATCAAACTTCCAATCACCGGAACACATGCCACTCATTACTTTAGCTGCGAAATAATCACGCAGTCTGCGCTGTCTATCTGTCATTTCTTATTCCTCTATAAATTGTTTGAGATCACTGGAACGTGATGGGTGTCTCAGTTTATGTAATGCTTTTGCTTCTATTTGACGTATACCTTGACTAGTCATATCCATCATATTGCCAACTTCAGATAATGTATGGGTCTCTGCGTCAATTCCAAAGCGTAATTGCAATACCTTTCTTTCTCTTGGAGTAAGGGTATCTAACTTTTCTGCAACTAATTTTTTTAAGTCATGTAAATGATCTTCATTGTTTTGCTCAACTTCAAATCCAATTAAATCAGATGCGTTCTTTCCAAGTACTGCATGTAACTGGTATTGATCAATTTTAGCCTCTGCGCTACTGACTTTTAAACGCATAGTTAATTGTTCGTTTGTCCACAGATCTGTTGGGCAGGCACCTAAAAATTCCATAACAGCTTGCGCTAACTTTGAAAATTCTCCATCGTTGTTTATTGGGCAGGCCCGCAGCCCAACTAACGCTGTAACTTGTGTCTCCGTTAACTCAGCAGCTCTAGCAAACTCTGCTTGAGATTTGTAGCCAGCATCCTCAATCGCTGACAGTAACAAGTTATTCCTAACCGTTACTTTCACTCGATACTCTTTCATATACCTCTCCTCTTTTTTTAAGACTATAATCACAGTTATGAATACAGTCAATACATCGTACCCACTTTAATGCAATTTATTTATAAGTGATTACCCTAAAGCTACCTTATCCTTGTTCTGTTAATTCCTACTGGCTAACATCGGGCAAGAGGCGCTATATTTCTAAGCGGGGCATGGCCTTTAAAGCTGCTGCAGCAGAGGCTTGTAATGGGATAACTGGATTTGGAAGTGATCCAGTAGAAGTATCAATTGTGTTGTATCCACGAGACAAAAGACTTTTGGATATAGATAATATTTGTAAATGTATTCTAGATTCGTTGCAGGGATATCTCTATGATGATGACCAACAGGTTTGGAAGCTGACCGTTGAGCGGGCTGAAAAGATTAAAGGTGGTGGCTGCGATGTAACCGTCAAGGAATATAGCAAGTATGGTTCTACTTTGACTGCCCGCATGGCCAGTCTTATACAAGACTTAACAGATTAGGTACGCTCTGCTCTTTCATGCGGCATGATGGCATGATTAATTTAAAAAGTTTCCCGAACGGGAATAATGTAAGAAAAAGTAGCGTATATTACACAAAAATTCCCGAACGGGGCATTTTGTAAGGTTTAGTAAATGATTCTTTAATAAGGCTTTCAGGTATTAAAGGACTCTTTAATAGGTCATTAAGCTGCCTACAACAAAGTAAATACACAGCCAATAACAAAGTAAATGTCTACAACTCTGTTGATATGTATACTTTTTGTCAATAAATATACATATAGGTATCAATATGTAAAGTTAATTGATACTTATAGGTATTAATTTAGGTTCCGTTTGGGAACCTAGGGTAAACCCTATAATCAACTGGTAATATTTCCAGTTCAATGTCTCAACAAGTCTCAAGACGTATCAATTGATGTATACTCGGGGCAATACCCTCCTCAGGTATAGCTCAGTGAATAATCCTCTTTCACTCGCGTTCGGGGACGTGATCATACCGTCCCCACTTTTTTCAGTTATAATTGTTGCATTGCAACATTATCTTAAGGAGATAACCATGTTTGATTTAGACAAGCAAGTTAAGGAAGTAACAGCTCAAGTTAAGAAGTACAATGATATGTGGATTAACTGGACTATCACAGTTCTAGAGCAGCTCAAGAAATAACGACGTAAGTCGCAGGGGTGAGAAGAAACTTCTTGCCCCTTTTTTATTTGTGTTATAGTTTCACTACAGATTGGACCTTGGCCGGTTCGATATGCTAGAATCACCAGCGAAACCTCATACACATGGGGTCTATACATAGTTTTCTTATGCTTAGTTGCTAGGTGATAAACATAAGCGAATGGCCAATATAGACTCCAGTTGTATGGGGTTTTTTCTTTTCTGTCTCTTAGGTTGGCGGCTCTAACGACATCGTGGCGGCCTAAGTGATAGCGTTACCAGTAGGGAGAGGTTGAAATAGCGCAAATGCCAGCGGCGAAGTTAGCACTGGTACCTCAAAAGGCTGACGGGTGCTGTGGCTCCGAAAGGCAACAGTTGAAGGGCGACCTAGGTAGGCTAGGTGCGTCCACCAAAAGGCAACATACCCACGTGT